TAATCCTATTTATCCCATACCCGCTGGATATACAGAAGGTACAAAAGCACCTGCGCAAACAACAACGCAGACTACGACACAACCAATATTCCAACAACCACAAGAACCAGAAGGTGGTGACAGAGAAGATCCAACCCCCTTTACAGGTGGAACTAAAAGCACAACAGGTGGGTTTAGTCTAGGTAGTATAGGTTCTAGTATTAATACTAACGTAAATGATTTTATAGAAACGCTCGCAGGTTCAAGACCTGATGTAATGAAAGATCCAAGTGATGCAACTACCATTACAAATGATGCTCTAGCTGCAATAGATGTTCCCGGTCTAAAAGGACCGCAAGGTAATATTTATGAGAGTGCTGGTGTTACAAATGATTTCTTTGGGGGGGCTAGTAATATTACCCCTAGCAGTGAATTAGGAAAAGCAACATCATTATTGGGATTGTTTCAAGGTCTTAGTATATCGCCAACAGGTGCAGCCGCTGTAGGACTAGGTAATAAAATTAATGAAATGCTTGGAACTGACCTTCCCGTAGACAAAATAGATTTTAGGTCTGCCTCTACAGCGGGTAACAAAGCTAGAGATACTGCATTGAATACTTTAGGTTTGGTTAGCATGAGTCAATTAGATGCCATAGATAATCCTGAAGTAAATGATGTAATAGGTCAAGCTATGAGAGCAGGTATGAAAGCATCAAGAGAGGGAAAAAATGCAGCAGAGGCCGTAAGTGCTGTTTTAAGTGGTGGAAAAGTAGAAGCACTAAAAGAAAGCATATATAATGATGTAAAGTCCAACTACAATGCAGCTAAAAATCCGGGTATGTTAGGATTAGGCACTTATACAAATGCTGAATATTCAAGAGATTTATCTGATGACATAGCTAATATTGATACTGCTTTAGAGACTATTGGAGATTTCTTTTCAGACGAACCACCAACTGATGCAAATAAATCATTTAGAGAATCCTTTAGATCAGAAAATCCCCCCGGATCAGGTAACTTTGCATACGGTTTAACGGCAGCAGGTAATAAAGCTAAAAGACAACTTGAGGCAGTTAAAGCTAACAAAATAGAACAGAATAAAATAGCTAAAGAAAAAGCTGAACAGGAAGCTAGGGAAGCTGAACAAAGAGCAGCCCAAGAGAGAGCGCGACTCGGAAGCAAAGCTATGTTTCAAGACTACAGTAGCCAAGATGCGGAAAGAGAAGCTGCAGGTAAAGCAACAGCGAGTCAAAGGGAAGGGTTTTCTAGAGAGGGTGGTCCCGGCGGTGATTTTTCTGATTTTAAACAAGGCGGTCTAGCCAAACAGATGAAGCGAAGTGGATTAGCTTCTAAAAAATAATCCACAATATGTTGGCTACCTAATCCCCCACCCCGTGGCTACGGTTGGCCCCAACGAAAGGAAGTACAATGGCTGAAGAAGCTACAATCATGGCTGAAGAAATGAAGCCGCAAAGAAAAGTTGCGTTTGCAAATCGTAAGTATACTAACGAAGAAAAACGCAAGATGGAAGAAGAAGAACTAGAACAGTTGATAAAGGAACAGAAGGGAGAGGTAGAACAAGAAGCTGCTAA